CCCGGTGCTCCGAATGCGGATGTCCCTAGCGGCCACGGCGACATGTGGCGGACGAGCATGACGGCAACAACCGACAACTTCTTTGACAGCATCAACGGCGCACTGACGCCGGAGCAGGCTCTCCAGGCATTGAGCTTGGAAGAGAAGGGCGATACCGGCGGCAAGCCGGAAGACGGTGGCGCGCCCACGACCACCACTGCAACCGACGATAAGCCCGGTGCGGCTGAGCCCACGAAGGGCAACGAGCAAACCGACGAGACGAAGGGCAAGGCCGATGGCGCCCAACCCATCCCGGAAGACCAGCAGACCGCGGACAACACCGTGGTCCTGGCCAGGGACGGCAAGCACACCATCGACTTCAGCCACCTGGACAAGGCACGCCAGCAACGCGACACGTACCGGGCCGAGGCCGAAGACGCGAAGCGCCAACTGGCGGACCTGCAAGCACAGGCGAAGGCCCGCGAGAACGAAGGGCAGGCCCCGACCAAGACCGACAACATGGTCGCCACAGCAGAGGCGGCAATGTCGAAGGGGGTGGACCCGGGCCTGTTCGGCGACTTCTCGGAAGAGGCGCTTGCGGCAGGCATCGCCAAGCTGGTGCAACAGCAAGTGGAGGAGCGCGTCGGCAAGGCCGTCGCGCCGCTGCAGGCGAAGCAACAGCAGGACGCCGCCACCGCGCACTACGAGGCCATCTACAAGGCGCATCCCAACGCTGACTCCATCGTGGAGAGCGCCGAGTTCAAGGCCTGGGTGGATGCCCACCCGAGCGCGGTTCGCAATGCGTACTGGCAACTGTTCGACCCGAAGACGGGCGGAACGGCTGAGCAGATCGTCGAAGTGTTCGATGCCTTCACGAAGGGCAACAAGGAAGCTCCTACGCCCGCAGCCTCTGACAAGGCTGCGGCCACGGCCGCCGCTGCTTCCGCGCGGAAAGAACCCCCTGCAAGCCTGTCCGGTATCCCCGGCGGGCGCGCGGACGGGCTCTCTCCGCAGGAGCACATGGCAGGCATGGGTGGCGTCGACATGTACGCGGCCATGGAAGGCATGAGCCCCGCACAGATCGAAGCCTTTCTGAACAAGCAACTCTGATTGCACCAGGCATCGCCGGGAGGCGAGGCCGATCCCATCGAAGGAGGACTCCATGTCCGAAAGCAAAACGAACGTCCCGTCGGGCGCCACCGGCGCCATGATCCAGCAGGCGGTAGGGGTCTTCCACACCTGCATGCAGCGCAACACGACGCTGAACCGCCTCACGGGCAAGATGCCCACCATCGAGAACGCCATCGCGGGCGCGAAGCGTCAGTCGAAGCCCACGATGCCCATCGTGCGCGCCGACGACCTGGGCAAGAACAAGGGTGACGAGATCACCTTTCACCTCGACAACCCGATCAGCGGTTACCCGATCATGGGCAGCGAATACGCCGAGGGCAAGGGCGTGGGCATGTCGTTCTCGGAAGACCGGCTGCGCGTCAACCAGGCGCGCTTCCCGGTGGACATGGGCAACACCATGACCCAGATCCGCAGCCCCTACGACCTGCGCCGCCTGGGCCGCCCGAAGGCGCAGCAGCTGATGAACGACTACATCGACCAGTCGATCCTCGTTCACATGGCCGGCGCCCGCGGCTTCCACGACAACAAGATCGAGTGGCGCGTGCCGCTCGCCTCGCACCCGAAGTTCAAGGAAATCATGGTGAACCGGGTGAAGGCGCCGACGCGCAACCGGCACCTGGTGGTCGGCGGTGGCGCCGTGGGCGAGGTGAAGGCGAACGCTGGCGAGCTGACCATTGCCACGACGGACATGTTCACCATGGATGCGGTGGACTCGCTGCGCTCCTGGATGGACCAGATCCCGCTGCCGCCGCCCCCGGTGGAGTTCGAGGGCGACCTGGCCGCCACCGACAGCCCAATCCGCGTTGCGCTGGTGTCGCCCGCGCAGTACAGCGGCTTCGCCACGAACCCGGACTTCCGTAGCTTCCAGGCCAACGCCTATGCGCGCGCCCGGCTGGCGAAGGACCACCCGCTGTTCCTCGGCGACGTGGGCCTCTGGAACGGCATCCTCATCGTGAAGATGCCCAAGGCGATCCGCTTCTACGCTGGCGATCAGCTCAACTACTGCGCTGCGTACGACAGCGAGGTCGAGTCCAGCGTCGTCGTGCCGGCGTCGTTCGGCACCACCTTCGCCGTGGACCGCGCGCTGCTGCTGGGCGGCCAGGCGCTGGCGCAGGCCTTCGGCAGCTCGGAGCACAGCGGCATCCCGTTCTTCTGGTCGGAAGAGAAGGGTGACCACGGCGACAAGCTCGAAATCCTGATCGGCGCCATCCTGGGCATGTCGAAGATCCGCTTCGCAGTGGACCACGGCGACAGCACCCAGTTCACCGACCACGGCGTGACGGTGCTGGACACGGCCGTTCGCATCATCAAGCCGCGCGGCTGATGACCTCGGGGGCCGGCTGCGGTTGGCCTCCGCCTTCACCTTTCTCGAATCACACAGGAGGCCAACATGGCAACCATTAAGAAACTGGGGCTGGGCCTGCAGCAGTTCGGCGGCTTCACCCCTTACGGCAACCTCACCACGCTGCGCGCCGCGCTGCTGACCGCGGCCGATGGCGGCGCGCTCAACGCGGACAGCGCCACGCCCCTCGGCATCGGCGATGTCGTGGTGCTCGACAAGCTGCCCGAGGGCATGGTGCTGGAAGACGCGCAACTGATCGTGTCGACGGCGATGACCGCCGCAGTAACCGGCTCGCTGGGCTTCATCTACGCCGACGGTGTGGACAGCGCCGACGTGCCGCAGGACGCCGCGTATTTCGGTGCCGGCCTGGCGCTCAACGCGACCGGCCGCCTGCGCGCCGCCACCGCCAAGGTGCCGGTGAAGCTGCCCAAGCCCGCGCTGCTGGTGCTGACCATCGCAGGCGCGGCCAACGCGAAGGCTTCGCGCGTGGACGTGATCGTGCACGGCGAGCGCGGCGGCCCGAAGTAATCGACACCTGAGCCGAGCGGGGCGGGGCCATGTGCTTCGCCCCTTCGTCACATCCAAGAGGAGCAACCCATGTCCGCCAGCCAACTCGTCGCCATCACCTACGTCGGCACGGAAACGCCGTTCCAGGACCGCATCTACCGATCGCGCCTGACCTTCGACCCCGACCAGACCCGCGAGGTGCCGGCCGAGCTCGCTGCCAAGTTCCTGCTGCACGCAGACGTGTTCAAGGCGGCCGACGAAAAGGCTGCCGAGGCGACCGCGAAGAGCAAGAAGGCCGCCGCGCCGAAGGACGACACGGCGGAGACGCTCGAAGCCGCCCAGAAGGCCGAGGAAGAGCGGCGCCAGAAGGAGGGCCAGCGCTTCGAACTGCACCAGCAGATCGACAAGATGGACAAGCAAGCGCTGCGCGACTGGACGAAGACGAAGTTCCAGCAGGAGCTGCCCGGCAACCTCGGCATCGAGAAGATGCGCGATCGCGTCAAGGGCTTCGTGGATCAGTTCGGAGCCCCATGACCCTGCAGGACTTGATCCGGCGCTTCCGCGTCCTGGCCAACGACAAGCGGCAGCCCTATTTCTGGGCAGATGCCGATGTCGTGGACTGGCTGAACGATGCCGAGCGGCAGGCTGCGGTGCGCGGCCGGCTGCTGCGCGAGGACGCGGACCCTGAGGTGTGCCGCATCGCGCTCGCATCGGGGCAGGCGGTGTACCCGCTGCACGCGGCGGTGTTCGAGATCATCAGCCTGCGCCTGCTGCCAGTCAACGGCGACCGCGCGCGCTCGATCAGGCTCGTTTCGCGCGAGTGGCTGGATGCCGAGGTGCCCGGCTGGCGTGAGCGTGTAGACCCGGCGTGCTTCGCGATCCAGGATGACACTTCCTTGCGCCTGGTCGGCACGTTCGAGGCCGGCGATGTGCTCGTGCTCGAGTGCTATCGGACGCCCCTGGAGTCAATGGCGCTGCCCCCGGGCGGCTCGCCGCCGCCGGTGGTCCGCAGCACGCCCGATATCCATGCGACGCACCACGAGCACCTGCTGCTGTGGGCGTTGCATAAGGCTTTCAGCATCCCCGACACCGAGACGTTCGACCCGGCACGCTCGGACAGGGCTGAAGCGGGCTTCACCGCCTACTTCGGGCCGATGCCCGATAGCGACCTCCGCCGTATCACGCGCGAGGATGTTCCACATCACAACGTGCTGATCCTGCCATGAGCACGACCCTTGTTCACGTAGAGCTCCGCGTCGGCGAGACGGTGCGCATCGGCAACACGCTGGTGACGCTCTCTCAGAAGTCGGGACAGCGCGCGCGTCTCGCCATCTGCGCCGACGCGAACACCCCCATCCAGCGCCCAGCCGGGCGCGCAACCACTGGCGCGCAGGAGTGCGCTTCTTCCGCTGAAGAGGCCGCAAATGGCAAACACCCTGTATGACGCTGCGCGGCAGCGCTTCCTGGAAGCTCAGCTCAACTGGGCGACCGACACCATCAAAGTTCTGTTGGTGGACACTGGCGCCTACACGCCGCAGACGGCCATCCACCAGTACCTCGCGGACATCCCGATCTCGGCGCGCATCGCGGGCCCCGTGACGCTGACCGCGAAGACCACCACCGGCGGCGCGGCCGACGGCGCGGACGTGACGTTCACGGCTGTCTCGGGCGCGAGCATCGAGGCCATCGTGATCTACCGCGACACGGGCACCGAGGCGACCTCGCCGCTGATCGCTTTCATCGACACGGCCACGGGCCTGCCAATCACGCCCAACGGCGGCGACATCATCGTCACCTGGGACAACGGCACCAACAAGATCTTCAAGGTCTGATCGTGGGGGGCGCAGGAGTGCAGGACACGCAATCTCTCGCGGCGTCGCCGCAGAAGCCGCCGCCGATCATCATCGGCGTGGAGGGCATCGCCCCGAAGCCCATCGAGCTGACGCCGGCCATCGTGCCGGGCATCAACTGGCGCATGGTGGGCGCGCTGCCGCCGTTCCAGATGTTCGTCCACGAGCTGGCGCCGTGCCCGCCGGGGCGCGACAGCCAGGAGTGGGCCATCGACTACGCGCTGCGCTTCGCTGGTCAGCGTGGCGACGACGTGCTCATGGGCGAGTACAGCGCCTGGCACGCGGCAAAGGGGTACTGGCCGAACGAAACGCCGCTGGGCGTGCTGAAGGACTGAGGGAGCGCGAGTATGGGCCACCGAATCGCCGGCGTCCTCTACGGGGAGAACATCGTTGGCCGCATTCTTGAAGTGCGGCAAGGCCTTGATCCGTTGCTGGTGTCTTCAGATCTGATTTCCTACCCCGGCTCCGTCGGGAGCAGCGGCGCGTTTGCCGCGCTTGCACCGGACTTGAAGGCCGGTGTGGTCACGTTCAACAGCGGCATCTCGGGGTCGAATTTTCGCTACTACCCTGACATGAACACGATGGCCAACCCAGTGACGCCGGCCGCCGGCTTTGCTGCAACCACCACGGTGTGCGCGATTTCGAACGATCACTACGCGGTCGGCGGCACCAGCTCTCCCTACCTCTACGTCTTCAAGCGGAGCGACCACTCGCTGGTCACGGTGGCCACGACCAACCTCGGCACCATCTATGCGTTGGACTTCTCGCCGGACGGTACAAAGCTGGCGGTGACGCACGGCAGTTCGCCCTATATCCGCGTCTATAACACCTCGACGTGGGCTTATACCGATGCGGTGACGGTGCCCGGCGGCGGTGGCAATTACGGACTCGTGTTCACCTCGGATAGCACGCGCTTTGTCGTGATGTGTGCTTCTTCGCCCTTCATTTCGATCTACAACGCTACGACCATGGTGCGAAGCTACGGCTACGCCGCGAGCAGCAAGTACACCCCGACGACCAACTACATCCGCCCCCTCGCGCGGCATCCCACTACGGCAAACTCGATCTTGATGGCGTTCGGCACCTCGCCGTTCATCGCGGAGTTCAATGCGGACACCCAGGTCTTCACGGATTTCACTGCCCTGACGACCGGTGGCGTGATCGGGCCGGGCTACAGCCTGACGGTCGATCCAGATCCAACGGAGGACGCGGTCTACCTCCGCCACAACACTGGTTCGACATCGCCAACCCGGACGATGTCGAAGTTCAGGATCTCCACGCGCGCACCGTTCCCGGCGCAGTCGCCACTGTTCCGCAACGCCATGTGGGGCAGCACTGGCGCGCTGACGCCATTTGTCATCACTTACGACACCCCCTACAAGATCACGGGCACGGTGCGGGACATCAGCAACAACCCCGTGGCGCGCGTGGTGCGCGCGCATCGACGAGATACCGGTGAGCTCGCCGCCCAAACCACCTCGAGCGCGAGCACCGGCAACTACGACCTGCGCGTGCCGGACATCGGGCCTTACGACGTGCAGTTCATGACGGCCGCCGGCGAGCTGCTGAACGACCTGTTCTACGCGCAGACGGAGCCGCAACCGGTCTAGCGATGCCGTACACGCCCCCGACCAGCCCGCTGAACGCTTCGTGGGTCGGGGCACCGACCTACCGAGGGCCCGCGCGCGTCATCCTCGGCACCTGGGTCACGCCGAATCAGTGGATCTACCAGCCGGCCAGCGCCGAGGGCGGC